GCAACTCAACATCCAAAAAGGCATCTCCGAGGGCAAAACTAAAGACCAGGCCACAGCCGAAGCCAATTTGGCTGCCGAAGTTGACAAAACCAAAGACAAAATCAAAGACCTCATCGACGCCACCAAAGAACTTTATGGCACCAGAATCAGCAACGAGGAAGCAGAAATTGCTACTCGTAAGGCTCTTCAGGAATACAACCAAAGCCTCTCAGATGGTGGTTTGTCAGTAGACGACCGCCGTCTGAAAGAACTCGACCTCATTAAAACCATGGAAAAGCAGGCGGAAACTTTCGCCGAGTTAGTTGGCATTCAAAAAGTCAACAAGGGTGAAACCTATTCAGCTGGTGAAGCTGCTTTGGTTCAGGCCACAAAACTTGGCGAACTCGCTGCCACACTCGCACCAGGCAGTCCAGTTCGAAAGCATCTCCAAGGACTCGCCTACGATCTTTTACTCACGTCTGCAATCGACCCGGTCGTAAAAATTCGTATCGAAACTGAAGAAGCAATCCGAAAGTTCCGAGCGTTTCTTAGCGCCATCGGCGCTGATGTGAACAGACCCGGCCTAGCAGAGATCCTTCAATACTCCAGCGACTACATCGAACCCCGAGCCGCTGGCGGCCCTGTCAGCGCCAACAGTCCCTACCTGGTCGGCGAGAAAGGTCCGGAACTGTTCGTTCCGTCCGGTTATGGCCGGATCATGGACGCTTTCTCCACTAGCAAAGCACTCCTCACAAATGCCGGCGGAGGAATGGGTGGCAGTGGGCAAGCAATCAACATCACCATCAACACTGTCGCCGGCGATCCAATCGCAATCGAAACCATCGTCGTCGATGCGTTGTCCAGGGCGAATAGGCGTGGAGTCACAGGACTCACACCATGAGCTTCACACAAGAAATGCCGACACTCGAAGTCCTCTTCGCCCCTTCAGTGGTCGGAGCCGATGCTGGTGACCGGTTCATCTTGAATGTGTCGCTTTTAGACACTGGCACACTCGGCGATGGCGCCTTTTTTTATGAAATCACCGAATTCGTCCGGAACTTCAACACGTCTCGAGGCCGGCGCCGTGAACTAGAACGATTCACAACTGGCACCGCCCAAATCGTTCTTGACAATCGGGACCGACGATTCGACCCAACAAACACCGCCAGCCCCTACTACAACGCCACAGTCGGAGTCACAGGAGTGGTTCCAGCCATCCCAGTTGTTATCCGAGCCACATGGAATGCCACTCAATATTCAATCTTTCGGGGTTTCATTGACTCATGGACATTTGACTATTCCGACGCCGGAATTGGTGATGCAACCGCCACCATCACATGCTCCGACGCTTTCAAAGTGTTCTCGAATGTGATCGGTGGGTTGCCATCGGTAACAACGATCACAAGTTCCGGAACAGGTGTTCTCGACGTTGCAGTTTCTACCCCGTCAGATGGTGGCTTCGGGGTGTCCTCAATCGAAGTGGTTGATGAGACCACAACCGGAAACATCAACGTCAAAAACAGTGTCGAAACGACACCGATTATTGGCGCAGATGGCGACTTGGCTGGTGCTCGAATCACGACAATTCTTGACGCCATTTCTTGGCCTCAAAACCTTCGAGCAATCGACACCGGACAAACCCGACTCGCTGTTCAAAACGCTGCTCAAAGCGTCTTGGATCTTCTTAACGAAGCAGCGCAAACCGATGTCGGAGCGATTTATGTTGAAGGAGATGGAACAGTCATCTTCGATGACCGAACCTCCATCATCTCCGAAGACCGGTGCATCACTTCACAAGCCACCTTCGATGCCACCATCAAAAACAACCAGTTCGTCGACGTTAAAATTGTTTATGACGACGACCTCATCTACAACATCGTTCGAATCAACCGAAAAATCACTTCAGCAACTTCCGGTGATTCACTTGTCGGCACGACTGTCACCATCGGCAACGCCGAATCGCAGTCCCTTTACGGTGCCAGAACTTTAGATTTGGAATTGCCAATCCCCTCAGAGAATTTCTTTGATACTTCTTACGGCCAGTCCACAGCGAACGACATGGCGTTGTTTCTTTCGTCTCAGTATGCGAACCCGGAGCTTCGCCCCGACTCCATTTCTTTTAAACCTCGACGGGATCCGAACAACCTTTGGCCTCAAGTTTTAGGGCGTCGGCTTCGCGACCGAATCACCGTGAAGTTCGCTGTTCCTGGTGGCGGCAGTCCTGTGGAACGTGATTGTTTCGTTGCTCAGGTTCAGCATTCAGGTTCGCCAGCCGATTGGACGACCCGTTTCGGGTTATCATCTGCCACATTCTTCACCGGCTTCTTCATTCTCGACAACACCGGATTTGGTGTCCTAGACACCAACAAACTTTCGTTCTAGGAGACTCTCATGGGTTCAGGCTTCAAAACATTCACCGCCGGCGCGGTGCTTACCGCTTCAGATGTCAACAATTATCTGATGGAGCAGGGCGTCATGTATTTCGCGACGACCGCTGCGCGTGATTCTGCAATCTCGTCTCCTGAAGATGGCATGGTTGCTTACATCGGAAGCAACGATGCCAATGAGGGTCTCTACACCTACCACGGTTCGGCTTGGCGTCAGGGGCCGGGATGGAATGCGCCGTGGGGAATTGTGCCAGCAACGGCAGGCGGCACATCTAGTCGCGGCTATGTGGCAAACACGACGTCACAAACTGGTATCACAACTGAAGTTGCGCTCACTTCGATGACGATCACATTCACCGCAATTGCCAATCGTCTGTACCGTCTTTCCTACTTGGAACCCAATGTTGACCGCACCGGAGGAGTTAGCACCGGCTACTACTTCGCCTCACGATTCCGTCTCACAAACACTGCTGGAACGCAACTTGCGATTGCATACCGTCAGTTGTCAGGAACGAATGCGGAGGCCGCAAACATGGAAGCAATCATAAGTCCGGCAGCAGGTTCAACAGTTGTGATTGTTTCTGGACAGTCAGAGAACGGCACAATGAATCTCAATAGGTCATCAACTTCTCCTGCCTCTTTCTCAATTCAAGACATCGGCCCAGCAGGCGCACCCGCGTAATGGGCTATTACCTGCTTGACAATCCACCACGGTCGCCGCAGTTCTATCCTTCGCGATCGAATACGCCGACCTATGCGGTGGGTGTGCATACAAGCGAAGGTCCGACTGGACCGGGCAGCGCCCGCAACCTCGCCGCCTTCATCGCCAGACGATCAGATCCCGGCTCCTATGCGTGCATAGTCGACAGTGAAGAAACCATCGTCATGGTCCCGCCCGACTACACCACCTTCTCGGTGGCAGCGTCGGGGTACAACTCGCGCACCTGGCACATCTGCCTCGCAGGCCGAAGCGCCGAACTCAGCCCCGACGATGCCAACACACAGGCCATGATCGTCCGAGCAGGCGAAGCCATCCGGACTTTGTGGACTTTGTTGGGCATTCCGCTCTCGAATGCTCAATGGATCGGCACCGACGCTCTCAACCGTCCCGGCCTTTTCTGCCACGGAGATGTCCAACCTTGGGATCGTTCCGACGCATGGTCGACACATCCCGACCGTGGACAACTCGACCAGCAGCTCGTCAATGCAATTAACCTACCTACACCTCCCACACCGCCAACCCCTACACCTCCCACACCGCCAACCCCTACACCTCCCACACCGCCAACCAGTGAGGAAATCATGCGCCGCTTCATCCGCCCCCAATCTTCCCCGAATGTGTACCTGACCGACGCCGGACTTCTCGGCAAAGTCCACATGCAATCCGAACAGGCTCTCAAAGACGCCGCATGGACTCTCACACAATCCGGAATTCCGATCCTTCCGCCACCGGCCGGATCGAAAAGCGAAAACATCGCCGGAGTGGCTGTCTGGGTGGTTTCGGATCCTTTCGCCGACGCCATCCCCACCCTGTAACCGGATCGGCTGTCAATGTCATGCAGTGGGAACCGATCATCGCAGCGTCCATCACCGGACTTTTAACCTTCGCAGCTGTCGTCTGGCAGTCACGGAAAACCCGTCGAATCAACACCGACGAACACTCCCAAAACTCCCAGAAACTCGACCGCATCGAAAAAAAGGTTGACTCGACGGCCGAGCGCGTCGAAACTGTTTCCGACCGGCTTGACGACCACATCGTCCTGCACCGTATGACAACCCGAAAACCATGGTGGCGGAAATGACCTTTGCCGACGACGTCCGAGCAGAAACCCGAACCTCCGGAATCGAATGTCGACTCTGTGTCCTCCTCAAAAACATGGACACAAAAACTCGGGGCGAAGTAAACGACGTCCTAGCCGACCAGTCATGGAACGCCGAAGCAATCGCTCGAGCAATGCAGCGGAGAGGATGGGAGATCCGTGGCGACTCAATCCGAAAACACCGACGAAACTGCCTCGTTCGCTGACGAAGTAGCAGCAGGATCCCGACCCCGACGAAACCA